CCTTTTGCACAAAGCTTTGCCATTAGATTTTTCCACCGTCTTTTTTATATTTCATTTTATTTCTAACTTCTTTAGGAAGTTTTCTTAAACCATCAAATTTTTTACCTGCGGGTATATCTTTTAAAGCTGAACCACCATCACTAAATTTTTTCTTGCCTTTTTTATTCATCTCCATAATTTTTTTAATTCCAGGATAATCTTTTGCTTTTCCTACACCTACACTTATACTAATAATTTTTGATTCTGATTTTTTGGATTTTCCACCATCCTTATACATAGGTCTTTGCATCATTCCGCCACCCATCATTTTTTTTCTCATTATTTTTTTCCTCCTTTAAATATTTGTGTACCCTTTATACCATATATTGACGCCACGACAAGGATCCAAAGATTTGTGAACCATTTTGGAAGCTCTGAGAACATATCAAAAAACAATTTTACCTTGTCCATTGCTGTTGGATCATCACTTACGACTGCCCAGGCCAAAATTGCTATTGGCAAACTTAAAATTATCAAAACTGCCTCGTCTTTCCAGTCTGATTGACGTGCTTCTAATAATTTACCTTGGTAAGCTTCTTTTCCTTCGGCCATACGTGATGCATGCATTAATTGTGCATCAGACATAGCTATTTTAGTCTTCTGTTTGTTAGCGTAAATTTTACTACCAGCAGAGACGGCTAATTTAATTGCCGAAAACCACATATTAGTACCAAGTAGCTATTTTTTTCTTATCAGATAACATTCTTTTAGTTCCTCTAACTTTTTCCTTGTCTCCTGTAGGAATATAGTTGAAAGAACCGTCAGCAGTAGTCTTAGATCTTGGATCTATCTCCACATTTTGTTCTGGAACTGCCATCTGTTTTGCTTTTTTATAGTTCATCATAATTTTTTACCTTTTGTTAACTTAATATACCATTATTAATTGTCAATAACAGACATTTGTTTTACACCCGATTTAGCAAGTGATACTTTAGCTCTTAATTCAGCTAAATCTTCGTTTTGATCCATCTTATCTTCAGCTAAATCTCTAGATTGTAGCAATCTTGCTCTTGCAAGTTCTTGTTGAGCTTCATCATCTTGTTTTTTACGTTCATTTTCCATAGCACGTAGATCAACTTCACGTGATTTTAGTTTTAGTAGAGGATCTGAATCAAATTGTGAAGTGATTTTGTTTTCTTCCTTCATAAAATCTTCAGTCATTTCTGCAATCAATACTGCTTTTCTAGATTCTATAGTGTTTGTTATCTGTTGAAGCATTTGTGCTGCTTGTGGGTTGGTAGGTGCCTGTTGTTGAAGCATTTGCATCTGCATCATCTGCTCTCTGAACTCTATTTGTACTTGTTCTTGGGCCATGATTGATATGTGTTCAAAAATGTTTTTTTGAATAGATGCCATTATAGCGGGATTGTTCTTAACCATGTTTGTTGACATAAAATTTAAGTGGGCTGTGATGTGCGCTCTGTGATCTTGACCAGGGAAAGCTTGAAAAGGTTTTGAACTTAATGCATTAATATGCTCGATACTTGGATCAAGGGGTTCAACTTGAGCGGGAGGGGGTAATATTTGATTAACATCTTTTACTCCTATTGCTTCATACATTTTTCTATATGCATTATAAAGATTATGTATCTGCGGATTCGATTGTGCTAGTTGTAATTCTGTTTGTGCCATCGTAATTCTTTGTGACTGAGAAAATATATTAGGATCAGCTACAGGGATGATGTCAATTCTATCATCAAAATCTACTTGCTTAATTGTTCTAGCTCCTCCAACCACGTCATATGGATATTCTGGTGGTAAATATTGAGCAATTATTTTACCTAAAAATCTAAATTCTTTTTTCATTGCAGCGTATAATCTTTTATGGATTGCACTCATGACTCTTGAACCACGTTCAAGAAGAGCAATAGTAGTACCAACGGCTGCGCCTTGATTTCCATCTCCAACTTGCATATCGGCAATAGATGCAAATCTTTGGCCTGCTCCCACAACAGTTCCCATTAATGATAATAATGTCTGAGAAGGTTCCTTATAAGGTAATGGAAAAAATGCATCTCTTAAATTTCCACCTGGTGCATCTACATCTTTAAACTCACCTGGCTGAATTGGAGATGCCTCATCTCTAACTCTTACTCCACGTTGTTTGAATCCAGCTGGCAGATTAGATAACGTTCCCGCATCTAGTAACTGCCTTAGAGCCGCGGTCGCTGTTCTAGACAGTCCACCTATCATGTGGATTAAACCGAAACCATAAAAACCTAAACCTGGTAAAAATTTGAAATGTACAAAATATTGTATTTTATTTCTCTTGGGATCTTCTGGTGCATAATTTCTTTTAATAGATAAAATTTTTCTTGAAGCTTCTTCAACCGTTACAATGTACGGAAGTTTAATTCCTGTGGGCTCACCATTCTCATCCATGTCTTCAAAACCTTCAAGGTCTAAATTAACATGACATTCTAAAACATTGTATATTGATTCTTGTTTACCAGTTTTTTTAGTTCCAGAAATTTCTCTTTCCTTTTTAGTCAACTCGTCATTGTTATCAACACCTGGCGGACCTAATTCTACATCGGCATAGAAACCGTTAACTTGTTGTTTTCTTAAATCGTTTTCAGAAATTTTTAAAGAGTGGATGATTGATTCCGCTTCGTCTAATGAGGTAGCCGTGTACGGAACAATCAAATCCTCAGCAGGGATAAATTTACTCACTGCTCTCCCTAATAACTGGTCATAATAAACTTTTTTAAAAGTTGAACCAGCTAATGGTAAATGAAATAACATTTGATCGAACTCAGGTTCATATTCTTCCATTTGATCCATTAATAAATAATTCATGTAGTCTTTAACTCTTTGAGACTGTTGTTGAACAGGAGGGGAATCTACTCCAATAATATCTGTTCTTACAGGACCTCCTGCAGGTAATAATTCTTTATAAGCTTGTGCTTGAAATTGTGTAACAGCTTCTGCAAGAACTGGGTGAGTTGCACCACTTGCTCCTTGAAAAGGTTCTGTTCTGTTTTCGTATTTAAAACCTAAAAGATCAAGACCTTGAATATAAGATTGTTCCCAATCTTTTCTAGATGTTTTATAGTCCATGTAATCATCGACCATTTCATTTCCAATTGGTTCTAAAATATCTTCAGGTAAAATGTCAGCTAGATTATCAAAATGAGATTCTGTTCCTGGTATGTTAATTGCTCCAGGTGCAAAATCAATTGTTGCACCTCCGTCTTCTTCAGCAATAACTTCTACTGGACCTTTTTGTTCTATAACTTCTTCTTCAAAAATTTCTTCTTCAGCTGGTATTTCTACTTCTGTTCTAAGTTCATTAGGAAGGGACTTGTCTATATCTGCCATTTAAAATTTCTCCAGTCTTACTGTTTAACTTGTTTTAAAGGAACTTTCAACCCCTGTGGGTCAGGTCCTGATTTTGGTGGTGGGCCAGATTTCACTCCGCCTGAACCAAGTGGTTTATCAATCATACCACCATCTTTTCTTTCTTCTCTCATTTGTTTTGCAACTAAGTCTGCTGCAGACTCTTCTGACATATCACCAGATAATTCTCTGACACGTTTTTCAAACTCTTTTCTACGATCTTCACTATAATTTTTTGTGTATAGATCTGTTATGCTAGACATTAATAATAATTCCTTTTCTTCTGTTCGACAACTTCATCCACATAGTCTTCTGGATGTTCAATTAATCCACCTTGTCTAAATCTCATGATCGCTTGTGTAGTGGAGTCGACCAAGTCATCATGATCCCCGAACGGAAAGGCTGCACATTCTTCAATGACTTCCTCTGCAAACTTTTGTTTAGGAGCCCATACCATACCAGATTCAAACAAAGGTGCAACAGCATTTACACGTGCATGTTTATCATTTCCACGTGAAGGAGTAAAGTTCATTACTGGAATATCCATTTTCCTTAATTCATAGGTCAGGGGCAATCCAGAAGCTTTCGCCTCAATGATCACTGTTTCAGGGTTCCAGTATCTATATTGTTCAAGAGCCAAGCGCCGTAGTTCAGGAAACTCGTATCTTCCTTTGATTGCATCAAGTAATATTAGATTGGCTCCTGAATCTTGGTCAGGATAAAATACACCCCAAGTAGTAATAGCACTGTAATCGGCTGTCTCCTTTTTCAAGAATGCTGTATCATAAGATTGTATGATATGATAAATAGTTGGGATGTCATCTCCTTCATAAGGTCTCCACCATTCACGTTTAAGAATCGCACCTTCCTCACTAGTGGGTTGTTGCATCCATTGTGCATTCCATTTAGCAACAGGTAATGCAGCTTTTACTTTTTCTAATTCATCCATCTTCCAATACTGGGGCCAAACAGGTTTAGGGTCTGATTCATGGTCCAAGATTGCTGGAAACTCAACCACGTGCCACTTGTCTGCCTTAGTTTCTTTTGAACTAGCAATCAAGGCTCCTGTTAAATCTCTAGTAGACCAACGTGTCATAACCAAAATAATTTTACCACCAGGTTGAAGACGTTGACGTGGTCCTGACGTGTACCATTCATAAGCTTTGTCTAAAGATACTTTGGACATTGCATCTTGCTCCGAGTGTGGGTCATCAATAATAAGTAAGTCCGCACCACGGCCCGTGATTGCACCACCAACACCAGCTGCAAAATATTCACCACCTTGAGATGTTTCCCATCTTCCTGCCGCCTGACTATCTTCACTAAGTGTTGTGTCAAAAATTTTTCTATAATCCTCACTATCAATTAAGTTTTTTGCTTTACGACCAAATCTTATTGCTAGTTCTGCCGTGTGTGTTGCTTGAATGATCTTGAGCTTTGGCTCACGGCCCACCATCCACGCTGGAAGTAAATAGGATGCAAATTCTGATTTAGTGTGTCTGGGTGGCATGTTGATAATTAATCTATTTATTTCGCCCGTGGCTAATTCATTAAATTTTTTTGCAATGTGCCTGTGGTGGGACCCCTCTATAAAATCTGGCCAAACGCATTTAACAAAAGAAAGGAAGTCATCTTTAGCTTTATTCCGTATCTTTTTTTCAGCATGTAATACTCGAAGTTGTTTAAATGTTTTTCGAATATCTGCAGGTAGCTTATCTATATCTATATTATTCAAGTCCATAAAAAATTTTTTAAAAAATTTTTTTGCATCATTTTTGATGTTAAATAAGTTTTTTACAGCCTATGACAATATAAATCAAGCATATATATACATACATTAGGATTCCTATCTACGCTAAAAGGGGGATGGGGGGCTTCGCACTTTCATTTTTAGGTGTCGAGTTGGTACCTCTATCGAGATACACGCGCCAAGATACATGGCTCACGGATATAAAAAAAACGCGCCCTTGAAATAAGGGCGCGTTGTCATTGATTGGTTGTGGAATTATATAAGCTCTATTTTTTTAATGCCTTGACCATTTTTATATGGGATGACTTTATACGGGGTCGGACTTTCAAGCCCTGTCTTAATTGCTGACTTAATGTAAGAAGACCAATTTTGAGCCTTTTTATTATCTTGTTTATCAACTAATTTTTGTAGGCTTTCAGCCTTCCTTTTTTCAAGGGTCTTATCAAATAGATCAATGAATGATTTCACAAACTCATCATTGTTATAATAAGATGAATTAATGCCATTATCACTCATGACCTTTTTAACGTCTTCAACTAGTTTTTTATTTTCGTTTAGTTTCATGTTTCATTGTCCTTTTTTCGTTGTTAATTTATTTTCAATAATTTGAAAATATACCTTGATTAATAAACTAATTTAAAATATTAATCAAGGATAATAAACTAAAATAAAGGACAATAAAAATGACTAAAATATATAGAAGTGATGAAGATAAGATGATGCAAGATAAAAACTTAAAATGGTCTTCATCATCAATCATGAAACATAAGCCCGAAGATGAAAACTCAATTCAAGGTTTTTTGGGTTTGGGTCAAATACAGGAACGTTTTTTAATTAGTGATATTGCAACTCATGGTTGTAGTGTTGGTGTATCTGGCTTGATCACTTACACCGAAACAATCGCTTTTTATGATAAGCACAAAGATGAAATTTGGGGAATGCTTTACGATATGTCAGAAGATCAAGGATTTTCAATTCCATTTTTAATAAGTGATTTTAAAGGTGCTAATAATGTTGATAGTGATGGCACTTTTAAAAATTTGCTTGTTTGGTGGGCTGTTGAACAAAAAGCACGGGAAATAGAACAAGACTAATAATTCAAGTTTCATGGCTCATTATTCATGAGCCATTATTCATGGTCTAATAGTTAGTAAATAACTAGTAGCGTATAAAAAAGCTAACGGATACGCCTAATTATTAGACCTTGAATAATGAGAGATTTTATTTTTATTTTATTGTTCAAGGCACAAGCTAGAAATTTCATATAATAACGCTCAAGCTAAAAAATTCCATGGTTCAAGGCGCAAGCGCCCTGTATCATGAACCATGAACCACGGTTTTTGAAAAAGTTTTGCAAGGTCTTCGGCTCACGGATATTTGCTTAATAATAACTTGACCGCAACGGGTTCAAATCAAGCAATAATTTGAAGAAAATATATATTAATCAATACTAATTTAATTAATAGGTGGGTTCAAAATTCAAGGTTATTGACAATCCATACAATAGTTTTCATGGCATCTATAATCAGCCCTTAAAGGTGTTAAACATTTAAAACAATTGCCCCGCATATCCTTATATTTACCATTGATTAAATGGGTTACACCATAAGTTGAGCGCAATTTATTGATACTTATTTTCTTTAAATCATATTCGTTATGACCGTCAAAAAAACTATCAAAATCTTTTTTAGTTAATAATCTATTTTCGTTTAAGTCTTTTATATTCATCATATAATCTTGACAATTCATAACTGTCGCATTTGTCTACATATTCAGCTAATTCAGTTCTCATTTGTTTACGCTCTTCATTTACTTTAGCTTTATTTTTAGCTCTTACATGGTCTAAAGCCTCAAAATCAACAGCCATTATTTGTCCTCTAAATGTAAATGATAATCTAAATCTAATTGTTTTTTGTGACTTTCAAGCCATATTTTAATTTTAACTAATGACGCCTTATCAACATTAATTTTTTTAACATCTAATAACAAATCATCTATTAGTCTTTTTTTGCCAAAATTAGATGACAATGCGCTAGTGTTAGCGTGAGATTGTCCCGTTATATATAATAATTGTTCTAATGCTTTGTCTCTCATACTATCCTTTTTGTTAATTTATATCTTTATATGGGGGAT